TTTACCCTGATAGGTGTAAACAGGCATATTTATTTGATTAGGATTGAGCCGTCAGGAAGTGTGTCGCCAGTTTTCAGTGTCCCCGCCCCAGCGCCACCTGAGTTAAGCACAGGAGAACTTACCAGTCCATCCAGCTTTCTAGCTTCCTCCAAAAGCCTTGCCGCCTCTACCGGGTTGAAACCAGCAAGCATCGCGGCTTGCCTGCGAAGCTTGGCAGCAGCTTCAGCGTTAGCTTTGTCCCCAGCCACAGCACCCGGCTGCATGCTTTTAGCTACGCCATATTTCCGCTGGGCATACAGCTCCCCAGCCCTAGCACGCACTTGGGTAGGAGTGAGGTTAGGATTCTTCTCTTTGACCTCTTCCATAAAGGCGTTCATCAGCATCTCGCTCTCTTTCTCACCAGCAGACCTAGCGTTAGCTGCCTGCACTTGTGCGCTAGCCTCCACTTGCTTCTGCTTCAGGGCTGCGGCGTCTTTCTCGCGCTGGGCGCGGAAGGCGGAGTTAGCGTCGTCGAGTGCTTTGTAGATGGTCTTGATGCGTTGTTGCATCTCTTGCGGAGTGCCCGCAGACATCACCATACGCACTACAGGATCGTTAGCAACGTCCAGACCAGCCCCCTTTAGCTTTTCAGCCACAGCTGCGGCACCGGCAGGGCCAGCTGTGCCCATAGCCTGCATCATCATAGCCGACAGCTGCAAACCTTGCTGCAATTTGGCGACGCCCTCTTCGCGCTTACCTTTAGCTGCTTCAGTGAGTTTAATGGCGATGTTGCTTTCCAACGTGCCCTCAGCCAGCTTGTTGTCAACACGCTGCTTCCGCACACCTTCTGACAGCTTGTCACCAATAGTGGAAGCGGTGGCTGTGTTAGTGGCGATTTCAGACAGGCGCTTAGTTTCGCGCACAGGAGCATCTTTGAAGTAGTCTTCCAGCTTAGCTGTACCTTCAACAGCCCCTAGGCCACGTTGATAGGAAGCGAGGCTGTCAGCGTCTTCATAGCGCTTCCTGTCGTCATACCAAGTAGCACCACCGAGGAACCCTTTGGGTTGCCAGCCATTGGCGGGAGCTTGCGGCGCTCCCATGTAGTTTACGTTAGCCATAGTGTCCTTTAGAAGCTAAAGAGGGCTTGACCCAAGTTCTGATTCTTCTGCTGACCAAACAACTGCTCCAGAGCAGAAGGCTGGCTACCACGGTTGGCAGCTTCAAACGCAGCCCCAAGGCCGCCCTGAGCGGCCAGCCCAGCACCAGCAGCCGCAGGCCCCATAGAGGTAATAGACTGGCTTGCGTTGCCGCCAAACTGCGCGCCAGCGAGGGGCGCAATGTTTTTCACATAGTCCATAGAGGCGCTGTTGAGGTTTTTAGCCAGTGTGTTGGCACCAAGCCCCGAAATGTCGTAACCTGCGTCCCCTGTTGAAGACAGCTTGCGCAAGGTGCTGTTGGCGATGGACTCACCGTAGGGTGTCCCGCCGATGCCCTTCGTAGCTGCGTCGTACAAAGGTTCAAAGTAGCGAGGACGCTGCGTGCGGAACGGATCACTATATTCAATGCTCTTGTCCATGAGGCGCAGCAACTCGCTCTGATAGTCTTTCTGCCCGCTGTACTCCAGCACCCCTTTCAACACATCGGCAAAGGGGAAGCTGTAGCTACCGCTGTTGGCACCGCCAGAACCTGTGAACAAGCTCCGCAGCAAGCTACTGCCTACGTTTCCGGTCAGCTTACTGGGGTCAATTCCCATGTCCATGAACAACTTTTGCAATCCGTTAGGCTGCATCCACGAGGCGTCTCCCGTGACACCAGACAGCCATGTTGACGGATTAGCTGTCGTCGAGCTAAAGCCATTTCCAGACAGGTTGTTAAGCATGTCGTCAATCCACGCCTCACCTGTATAGTCGCCGTAAAAGAAATCTCCCAAACCACCACCTCCAGCGGCACCAGCCGCGCCACTACCTCCAAACATCTCCGCAGGCAATGCTGTGTCCAGAAGGCCCCCAAAACCACCTCCGCTAAACATTTCAGCAGGCAGGGCGGTATCCAGCAACCCACCAAATCCCGCACCACCCCCAGCCGCTCCACTCCCAAACAAGGCGCTACCGCCAAAACCCAGCCCAGCCGCCATTGCAGCAAACTTCAACGGATCAGCCATGTCCGACAGAAAACTGTTGTCCCCTTGATCCTTTGTGGCAGTTCCGTAGTAATCACGGCTTGTAACCGTTTCCCCCGGTGCGGTGTAGAACTTGCTGTAAAGCGCAGCAAGTGCAGGATCAGACATCACACCCGCAAAGATGCGTTCTTTAACCGGGTAACTTGTCCAATCGTCAGTTTGCCTGTTGAAGTAGGGGCTTTCCGTGTATTCCCAGCTTTCGTAGTCCGGGCTAGAGGATACGTTGCGACGCAGGCTGTCGATGTAGTGCGATACAACTGCGTCGCCGTAGAAATCTGAGCGTGTTGCCATATTAAATAATCTCCCATCCGCTGACATCATTCGATATCAGCAAAGTTTTGTCCCACTGGGCGCTAAGCGTCACACTTGTGCCGCTCTCAATGGTGTCCGTACCACGCCGCTGCACAGTTACAGCGTTGCCGCTAGAGTCCACCTTGCATACCAATATTTGTCTACCACCCAAATCCAGTGCTGTCGGCAGCGTCACCGTGACGGCCCCAGCGGTGGCGTCAGCTCGCACATAGAAGATGTCAGCTGGCACACTGTAGTTGGCCGTGATGTTAGCTACGCGCGTACGACTGCGTGTGTAGTTTGTAACGTCCGTGAAGAACTGCCTATACACAAAGTCCTTCGGTTGCGCAGCATCAGGAGGCTGCTGCACCCAGTAGGAGGACATTAGTGAATGCCTTTCTTAAGCTGCATTTCCAACGCTTCAAGGCGCACAAAGTTGCTGTCGGTGTTGACCAACTTGAACGCCCTGCGCCTGAACTGCCCGCAGTTGCTCAAATACTGCGCCGCAGAAGACATGTTAATTGTGCGCGCAGTGTTGAACGTGTTGTAGTCGTCGTCAGACCAACTAACATACATTGTGGCTGCTGAGGGCGTTTGATCCCCCACCAACGTAAGTTTGTTCAGGAACTTACGGGCTGTGGTGTCGCCATCAAACTTAGTTGTCTGAATGGTCATTGTGTAGTTGGCACCATCATCCTGATACTGGAAGCCGCTGCTGTTGACCACGTACACACGGCCAGCAGTAGAAGAGACACTGATACCGTAGACCAGCGAGTTACTACCAGTAGTGCCCGTCAGTTTGTGCCACAGCGGGTAAGTGGAGGCCCACTCATGCCAGCTGTCGTCTTCCAGACAGTAGACGAATGTGGTGCTTGTGGTTGTGACCACAACAAAACTCTTACCCACCATGCGGATAGCTGTAACGTAGATGTCACTCAGGTTGCTCAGCTGTAGCTGTGTGTCCACGGTGGGTGTGGAGATGCGCTTGGGGGCGTAGCCATCCAGCACGTAGACGCCTACACCGTTCTTGTCACTAGCAGACACCCAAGCCACTGTATCTTCAAACTGCGTGAGGGCTTTTGGCCCTGCGCAGCCCAACCGTATGAACGCTTGTGGCGTCCGTGCCAACGGGCTACCTGTTTCGTTGCCCGCGTTGTAGAAGAACTCCACAGTTTCACGCCCAAACGCTACCAGCTGGTTCTTGTAGCGCAGAAGGCCAATACCAGCATCCGGGTACATCTGCGCCACTGCGTAGTTGTCTGAGGACCACGCTGAGATAGAGTTTAGGTCACTGTTATAGACACGACCTGTTGTGTCCATGATGAACGCGTAGCCATCCATGAACACAAAGCCACCTGTGATGGTGCGACTGGCGTTACCGGGAAAGTCTACATCAGTGATCTGCGTGATAGCACCGCCATCGGGGTAGTACCACGCAGTGTTGTTGTCACTAGCAAACGCCAGATAGGGTGTTGTGCCAATGATGGTTTCACTAATCTCCACAGCTTTACCTGTAATGGAGCCAAGCGAAGTGGTGTTCTCAAAAATCTCACTATTGGTGTTGCCAAGCGCACTGACTATGGAGGTGCCACTGCCTTTGGCACTCCACACCTTGATGGCGTTGCCGATGTGCCCACTCTTTAGTGTTGCGTAACGGGCAAAGCCGGGGCGCTTGCTCACGTAGAACTTGGCAGCTCCAGTGTAGGGGTTGGTCACCTTCTCAGGGATGCAGTTGATGAAGCGCTGATCTTTAGTGGCGGCGCTACCTGTAGCACCACCCACCACCATCAGACCAACAGTGCCAAGTCCCACAATGCCACTACTGCCGAAGGAAGTCCCTGAGTCGTTCCGCTTAGTGAACGTCCCAACGAGGGGTACACGAACAACATCTTCAGCTTGAAGGCTAGCCGGTGGCATGTCGATTGTACGGTTGCAGGAAGATGCTACCTTCCGGGTACGTCGAAGACAGCGCACGCTCAAAGTGCATGTTGGCCTCTTGCATCAGCAAGGTGCGTTCACGGATGCCCACACCAAACTTAGGCCCAAGCATAGCAGCAAGCTCAGTCATTAGCGCTAGGTAGAAAGCCTGTGGGAAATCAGGTGTGTCTGTGGAAGCATCAAAGTCTTCGAACGGGCGCACGTAGGTGAAGTAGAACAACACTTGACCACCGCTGAACCTAGGATAGAAGTAGATGGAAGGTGTTGTCACCAACTGCGGATCGTAGTAATATTGACTAGGTGAACCGGGGCTGTTCTTGACACCAAGACCGTAGTATTCGTCGCGCCCTATCTGCTGCAACGGGTACTCGCTGTTGGACAGGACGTTCTTCTGGTAGCCGTCTACAATGCGAAGGGGGGCTGTGACACGGTTGGCTGTCGCGTACGTGTACACAACAGCGCCGCTGGTCACGTCTTCTGTGAGCGCCGTAGCCAACGTCACTACGTTGCCAGCAGGGGCACCACTAATGGTTGTCCACAACATTGTGCTATCACTAAGCTCGATACCGATAGGGTAGCCATCTGTGAAGCCAGTGACAGAGGTCACTGTGATGGTGGATGCGCCACTAGCGCTATCTGCACTAGCAGTGGTCTGTGTGTAGGAGGTCACAACGTGACTAGTCACGGCGATGGAGTTGCTATCAGTGAACGGCAACACGTAGCCTATTTTCAGTGCCCACAAAGGCATCCCATCAGCAGCCCTAGCCTTGACAATCATATTAAGTAGCTTAGCAGCTTCCGTCACTTGCGCAGTTGTGCACGTTTCACCCTCACCTAGAGCACCGATATGTTGGTGCGCTAGGTTGATGAGTTCGTCCCGCGTCACTGAGAAATCTACACTGCCGCTGGTAGCCATTACAGTTGTTTCCTCAGTTCTTTAATTTTGTCGTCCAGCTCCTTCACTTTGCGCATACCGGGAGTTGCCAGCATCTGCTGCGAGAGCTGAGGGTTGACCACGGCAAGTCCTTCAGCAACTCCAAGCATAAACTCGCGCACGCCACGAACAAACACGCCCTGTCCATCGTCGCGTTCAAGCGCGGCTATTTTCTGTGCAGGAGTCGGAAGGGGATTTAGGAAAGCTTGCACATCTGCTTCAGTGGGCTTACCGCCGATGGCATCAACCCACTTATCAGCAACCTCGTAGCGCGTTGCTCCGGGTAGCGTATCGCTGGCGGGGAAGTTGGGTGCGGCTTCGTGTACGGTCAGGATTCTCATGTCATCACCTCTTCTACTTGTGACCGGGCACCAGCTGCGCCACCATAGATACGGCTACCCGCGTTCCCGTTAATGGTGAAAGTGTTGTTGCTGTTATTTCCTACTCGCACCTTGAAGTCAGTTTGCGAAGTTGTGCTGGACAAAACAGCTTGCTCTAGCACAGCCTCGTGCGGCGTGTTGTTGCTTGTGCTGTAGTTAATGGCTGTGTTTAGAGAGTTGGCAACAGCGTCTCGGAAAAGTGAAGCTGCCCAAACAGAGGCAGCACCGTCATGCGCGTAAGAGCCGATGTGCCGGAACCGCAAAGCATTGGCAGCACTGCTCGGTGTGATGCTCACCGTGTCCATCAGCTGATTGCCTTCACCGTTTTGCGGGATGGAATCATCCTGCGGAACTGCCGCAGCGTTTCCAGTTGCAACAGTCGTTTTTGTCACTGCGGACAGCCCAACCGTCTGTCCCGGCAGCGGCACACCCGGTGCCCACGCCTGCTCCCGCGTCGGGCCAGCAGACCACGTTCCAGCCGTAGCAAGGCCGCTTTCCCAAGTGGCGTAGCCCGCAACCGTGTAACCCTTCGAAGTCACTGCGCTGTCGGTGTAAAAGGTCGCAGACGAATCTGAGCCGGTGCCAACTGCCGTCGAGGACGCTATGCCCCATCCCGCCAGCGGGTAGATGCCAGTGACGTTGTAGCCACTGCCCGCGTTCGCAGCGATGGTCGCGCAATTGATGACCCCGATCCGGTCTGTTCCCGCATCGTTGAAAACTACTGCCCACAGGCGGAAGGCTGTGCTGTTGACTGTGCCTAGCAAAGCTGTGTCAGGTACTGTGAGCGACAACGCAGCCGTGATTGAGCGTGTAACCAACTCCCCAGTTGCGGCAGTAGCGTCCCTTACTTCGTACGACACAGACTCAGTGGAGCTGGGATCGTTACCGGCCAGTGTTTTTACTGTGATTGTCAGCGCGCTGCCCGCTACACTCCAGTCGATGTAGCCACCAACCAAGCTAGCGTTAGCCACATCAAGTACAGCCAAGTCGCCTAGACCAAGGTTGGTGCGCGCAGCAGCGTCATCTGCTGGGTCACCGAAAATGGTGTAGTGCAACCTGTTCACATCGTTGAACCAGTCAGCGTCTGTGAGGGTTACACCGTTAATGAATGTAGTATCAGCCATTACGTTTGTGTACCTATGGTGTTAGATATGTAGTTGACCTCAACGTAAGTGTCTTGAGGCTGAGGGCGTGTCCATTGCAGAGCGTGCTGCTCGGGCACACCACGTACAAAGTCTTGAGGTTGGCGCGGCTCCCAGTCTTGCATGCACACACGAAGTCCATTCCAAGTTTCTTTCAGCTCTTCAGCCTTGAACTTGAAACCACAACGGTCACAGATGACGTTATAGCTACCACCTTTGTAGAATGAAGGTTTGATTGCCATTAAGCCATCCCTGCACGTTTAGTACGCTTGAAAGAGCGGTTAGCACTGGCGCTTTGCACGCGCAGGTTGGAACGAGAGTTGCTACCACCCTTGGCAAGGGGCTTCTTATGGTCTACGTCCCCTTTGATGTCGCGGCCAAGGGCCTTTTCCAGAGTGGCGCGAGCCTTGTTACGCAAGGCGCGCTTCTTACGCTGCTCAGGAGAGGCGTGGTAGTTCTTGTACTCTTTCTTGTAATCGCGCTTGTAGCCGGGAGAGGAGGGCATTAGCGCCCCTTACTGGATTCCAGCGCTTCACGAATCGCACGCAACTCCACACGCAATTCGCGTATGTCCTGCATAATAATGGTGTAGTATTCCCGCACCGTAGTTTCAGCTCTAGCTTGTGCTGCTGTCACCACTGTGAGGCGGGTATTAAAGTCTCCAATGGCAGTAAGAATTGACCCCGCTATAATCAGCAGGGTCAAAATGTTACCAAGAGAGACGCGAGGATCAAACTTAAACACGTTACCCCCGCTTTTTTACCCAAACAACCAACTCCACTGTATCTCCCGCACCCAAACCTACGGTTGTGATGAGGAGGTCGCCGGTCTTGCCTGATCCGGCGTCGTTGATTAGACCACCAACCTTGGCAAACTTCTGGCAGATGTCCTTATCTTGCGGCACGCCCATTACAAACAAGTCTGTAGTGGCATCCCACAAAAGACGCGCAGTGCAGCCAGTTGCGATGCCAGTGACTGACCACAGCTTGTTGTCTGTGCCCATATCCCCAGTTGTCGCATTGACCAACGCCCCTGTCTCTTCACCAGTGCCGTCACCCACGATGGTAAACTTCACCACGTAGTTACGGCTGCCGTTTACCAGCACTTGACGAGCAACCGTATTTGCCATGTTAGCGCTCCTGCGATACGAGAATGTAGTCGCAAGTCAGCGACTTGGCGTTCGTACCTTCGCCCTGTTGCACCAGCAGCGTGACGCGGCACTCAGTGTCCGGCAGGTACGCCGAAGGCGAAGTGGTCAGGTCAAGCGTACCTGTGTGCACGTCGTCCACGAAATATTGCACATATCGCACGCCATCGAAGTAGATGCCGAGGGTGATGAACGTGTCGGCCACCATTGTAGCAATGGCAGATGCACTTGTACTACCTGTGGTCGCGTTCTTGCGTACCACCAAGTCCACAGTGGCAGCACCATCCGACTTCAGGAAGTAGATGCCGTCAGTGGGCGGGCCAGCGATGGGATCAGTGTCGGTGACGGCGATGCCGATAAGGGCGTCGCTTTCAATCACTTCATTGACCTTGAAGCGGGCTTTCATAAAGAACTTCTTGCCTGCGACGGGCATGAACGCCTCACCAACACGCTGAACTTCGTTCAGGTCGTTGTCAGTTGTGCTGTTAGTCAGGACCAGCGCACCACCAACGATGTCACCCAGCGCTTGCGTCGCACCAGCTTGCGTCTCAGTAACTGTCCAGTCACCAGCAACATATTGGAAAAAGTCGTCCCAATAGGTGATGTACTTGGTAGCGTCAGGGTAGGGGAAGTTCCACAGCGTAGTATTGCGACTAGCAGTAGAAACTCCCGAAGGAAAACGTGTAGGTGTAGCCATGATATCTCCTAGGTGAGCACAGCGCCGTCAGGAGACGGTGACGAAGAGGCTTGCTCTTCGGCCTGTGCTATGAAACCAGCATAAGAATGCTTAAATTGATGCTCGTATGTATGGTGCCCAATGTGCTTCAACTCAATCTCAGGATCAAGCCAGCATTCGCCACCATTCTCTTGCCACTTACGGAAGAACCAAATGTCCTCGCCGTAATACCGCCCATCCACTATTCCGCATGCGAAATACTGAGTGTAGGTTTCGCCTCTGTCGAGGTATTTGGGAGTGCTTTTGCCCAACCGCTCAAACACAGAGCGGTCAATACAAGTAAAACCCAGCCCAAGCCCTGCATGTCTCACCAGCCCATATTCATTGACAACCACCTTACCACATTCAGTGTAGACGGGGTTTACAAAGAACTTAGGGGGGTTCTGTTTAGTGCAGTAGATGCCACTAACCACCGGATACATGCTAGACCAAACAAGAAGCCTCTCCATTGATTCCCATGTCCACGTAACATCCGCGTCGATGAAAACCATCTTTTGGTAGCCTTCTTGCTGAAGAAATTTGTGTGCCAGCCTGTTACGGCAAGCATCAATGAGGGCATTACCCCTCTCGTACACATATGCTACTCTGATGCCCCTTCTCTTACACTCATCGAGAGTGTTGATGAGACTCTGCATCACTTCCACCGGCACTTTGCCGTCATAGCAGGGTATGGCAAACACTACCCCACCCAGCTTACTCAAATCGCACTCTACGTGCATAGACACCTCAAGAAAAAGGGAGGGGCTTTCACCCCTCCCCACTACATTACGCTCCCGGCGAACCGAACAGCGAGCGCGGATCAGTCCAACCGAACGAATAACGGGCGGTAGCCTTGAACTTAGCGTTCTCGGTATCGAAGTCATTGTCCATGTCAAACTCATCAGCACGGCGCTCAAAGTATTTCATACCGTCCGGGCAGTCGGTGCGAATGAACCACGCATCCGCGTCTGTCAGGTACGGCGAAACAATCATGCCTTTCGGGAACTTACCGAGGGCACGCAGAGCGTTCGTCGCGTTGTTGGCTGTGTCGTACTGTCCCGTACTCTTGAGAATGCGGGTAGCCTCAAACTCCAGCTCAGGCGGCAGGATCAGACCTTGCGGGGTCAGCGCGATGCGCAGTCCACGGTCGTTAGTCATGCGCGAAATGTCGATGCACGCTTGTTCCAACGCAGCTTCGGAGATGTCCGCAGCAGTTGTCAGTTCGTTCGCGTACGTACCGCCCGACAGGTTCGGGTGGTCAGTGGCAAGCAGCTCTTTGCCGTCGCCACCAACGTAGGTGGACGTAAACGCACGGTTGTAGACGTTGGCACCGATGACCTCTTTCGTCTGACGCATCGAGAAGGCGAGAGCTTTCGCTTTACGCTGTCCCACCACGTCATACAGATCATCTTCAAACATCTCGCGTGTAACGATGAAGCCGAGGCCGTAGGCAACGTGCGTGTAGCGCTTGATAAACGCTTGACGCTCGCTGTCGTAGGAAATGGCTTGGCCTTCGGTTTTAACCGGAGCCAGACCAAAACCCGAGATGCCGACATCTTCCTCGTAGTTCTTACGAGATTTGTAGGTGTCGAACATCTTGTCCCACTTGGGCTGAATTTCATCGTACGCACGCCCGTACCAGCTATTAACTCCGGGCCAAAGGGCCTTCGCAAAACTTGAGGTAGTGATAGACATATAGTGTCCCCTTTATTAGACGCCAGCAGCGCCAGTGTCAGTGACCAGCTGATGAGTGTTCAGCTTGACCAGCACTTTAGCATTGGCAGACGCAACCTCGTTGTCTTCGCGTTGGACGAATTCAACTATCTTCAGCGGGAGCGTGTTAGTGGTAGCTGCGGTGTTGGTATCCAGCTGCATAGCCGACATACCTGTAGTCGTAGAGCCGCTACCGACCACGAAGTTGGCGTTAAGACCAACCGAAGCCGAAGCAAGCGCACCACCAACCGCATCTTCTTGCACTTCAAACAGAATGTTAGGATCGTCAGCAACCAGCAGATAGCGCGCAGTCGAAGCCGCACGATATTGAGGCGTGTTCAGGTTGGTGGGATCAATAACAAAGCCGACAACCACGCCAACACAGGCGTCGTTTGCAGCACCTTGAGTTACCGAACGGATACCCGAGCCATCACTGCCGCCGTCGATTTGCACGAGGTCGCCAGCGAAGATGGCAGTCGTATCACCGGCAGTCACGAAGTAGCGTGTGACTTGACCGTTGTACGGGGAACCGTTAAGGTAACGCGCAGGGCGAAAGCCGTTAATACGACTAACGTTAGCCATTAGCAATTTCCTTTAAAAAAGGCTTCGCCCATGAGTTCTTAAGAACGTTCGAGTTTGACAGTTCCGTAATCAGCACTGGACTTAGCCGCATCAAAAATTTGAGCTTCCGTAGCATCGACTTCAGCCAGTTTCATGGCTTGGTCTTCCTCGTAAAGCTCAGTAGGGATACGCATGACATAACCGTACATGCCGCCCCCAACGTGCGCCCGAATGGGCGATCCGGTAGTAGAAGGTTTACCAGCGCGCTTATCTCCAATGCGCACCTCAGAGTTGGTTTCCAACTCCCAGCCCCTATCTTGGAACATCGCAATGCGATCCCCGTCTGCGTCAACGTCGTTGACGATACGATAGGCAAAGCCGTCCTTCTTGTTGCTCACTGTGAGCACGTTCCTACCCGACATAGGTGTACGCCGTTGTGGGCGTTTAGCAATCTCTTTAGTAGCCATATCTAGCTTATTTCCTACTCTTAATGGACTTCAACTGCTTCTTATATTCTTCTTCTGTAATGTGACCGCCACGGACGAGCGTACGCATAACGTTCGCTTCGTCTTCGCTCAGGGAGACATCCTCTTTAGGCTTAGCAGCAGTTTGCTTGCGTTGCCCACCACCAGTTTCAACCATTGCAGGGCGTTCCCTATTCACGTTAGTAAACTTCTCCGCGTACGCGCGCTTGACTTGTTTTTCCACGTACTCAAGCACCTTAGCAGGCTCAAGACCGACATTACGCTTAGCGTAGGTGTGGCCCACGCTGTCCGCAAAATCACGCATTTCGGCGTCTTGCGCGTACCAGCTGTTGCGCTCAACCCACGACACAAACTGCGGGTGGGGAGCTGAAGCATCAGCCACCTCAGCCTTCTGAGTTTTCAGCTCAGAGATGGTGTCGCGCGCGTCATCAATTTGTTCGTCCAGCTGCACCACAGCTTCAGCGTCGTTGTTCTCCAACGCCTCTTTTTTGCGGGCACGCAACTCGTCCAGTTGCTCTTTGGCAGCAGCTTCCGCAAGTTTGCGGTTGTGCTCTTCCATGAGCTTCATGGCACTTTGGACTTCTTTCAGCTTACGAGATTGACTGGAAATGCGTTCCAGCAGCTCACCACGGTCTAGGAATGTGCGTGCATCACGCCATTCAGACGGGTCGCCATCCCACTCATCAAGGGGACGCCAACCTTGCTCCATAGCTTTCCGCTCAACCTCTGGCACAGCCGGAGCTGTGTTTTCAGTAGTCTCTACGACTTCAGTAGCTTCTGTTTCTTGTTCCATACGTCCTCTTAGTGAAGCACCGCAACAACGTCTTCGTCGTTCAGGGCCATATACTCGATGCCTTTGTGTTTGATGGGGTAGCCAGCATATTTAGCATAGGCCACTCGTTCACCCACAGCACACCAATGTGCACCATCTTTCCAATCGTACCAAGCACAGTCACCTACAGCCACCACCACACCTGTGGCTACAGCCTTCTGTTCCACCTCTTTTTCCCGCGATTTGGGGAGTTCAATACCTGCGTTACGCGCCTGTTTGAATACAGGGTCAACCTCTTCAAGCACATCCTGCTTTACCAGCAGTCGTGCCCCTACAATGGTGATGTCATCAACTTTCGCTATGCTCATCCTCTTCCTCTATAGGTTGCCAATCCAAACAATCGTTAAAAGCGCTAATACCGCCTACAAGAAACCTGTCCAGCTTGCTGTCTTCCCCTGCCCCTGCCACCAGCACGTCAGTGCTATCTTTGATGGCTTGGCGCACATATTCACGGAATTCCGCAGTTACTGGGTGTTTCTTCCACTCTAAATACTCTTCTCTAGAAATATTCATGTTGTCCTATGACAGTGAAAACCCTTAAAAGTTCAATTTAACTCTTTGATTTAGAACCCTTTTCTGACTGTTGTTTTGCACTAAGCGCTTGTTTTTCCTGTTGATTCCTAATGGCTAACTGCCCTTTAGCCCTGTTGATGGCAAGGTTGTCCGTAGCCTCTTGGCGACGCCGTTGCGTCTCCAGAGCATCCTGCTCAGCCTGCGCTTGCATCCGCTGCTGGTGAGCTTGCTGCTCTTGCGCCATGCGCTGCTCAGCCTCCCTACCCTTCAGCTCACCCTCAAACTGGCGTTGTTGCATCTTGGATTGGGCTTCCGCCTGCTTAAGCTGTGCCTCCTGCTGCATCTTGATGGCTTCAGGGTCAGGCGGTTGCTGCTGTACAATCAGGTCTTCCCAGTTGGGCTGCTCTTGAGCTTCCAGAATGCGTGCAGTGACTTTGATGGGATCGAGCGTGCCCAAAGGCAGCAACTCCATGAGGCCCTGAGCCTTGACCAGCTTCTGCGTGGTTGAGAAGGCTGTGGGGTCAGCTGTCGGGCACACGTCGTAGGACGCTACATCGTAGTCCTGCGTGGTAAGTTCCACATCCAGCACGTTAGTGGCCTCTTCCGCGTTGAGGAACACGGCATTCAGCTCAAACAACTTCTTGTACTCTTTCTCAAGGGCTTTGTAGATGCGCTTGTACACAGCCGTAAACAGCTTCATACCCTGCTCAATAGAGGCCATTGTAGTAGTGGCTGGGGTGTTTTGCCCCGGCATCTTGCCCACAAAGATTTCCGCCACCGATGCCAGCTCTTTGCCAGAAGCCAGCAGCAGCTCCATAAGCTTGAGGAGGGTCTGCGACGGCTCCCGGACCGGCAGCGGGAACACACCATTCTTCAGCTGCTCACCTGTGGCATTGACCCACTTCCACTCTCCCGGCATGAAGCGTGTATCGCCCGTACGCATACGTAGGGCTTTTGACAGGAAGCCGCTCTGCATGTTGGACAGCGTGCCAGCGTCGATGAGCTGGTTGACACTGGTGTTGATGGTTTCGTTAATGGAACCAAGCAGCAGGCCAAAGCCGATGTCGTAGAAGCTACCATCAGGGTTGGGAATGAACGGGAACTTGGTGTAGAATTCGATGGGCTTGATCTTGGCGATGCGCTTGCCATCCGGCGTCATCTTGACACCGCTCTTCTCAAAGCGGGCTACGATGCGCAGCACCTTCTTTGTCGAAGCTTCGATGGTAATGACGTACGGCTCAGGGTAGCCGTCATCGTCCAAGTCATAGAAGGCGTGCTGTTCCAGCAGCGTGTACGGAGTTGTGTCATCCCCTTGAGACGGAGCCACCATACCTTGTGCGTTGGGAGTTGTAGCCTCTTTGGGGAGCTGCGCAGTGGACGGAGCAGGCAGCTCTACGTCCAGAAACACCTCAGACAACTGACGCTCACGCAGGACGCGCTTAGCCATCTCGATTACTTCAGTCTTGCGCTCAGCTTGCTCCAAGCTCTTGGCCCAGTAGTTGACCACTAGGTTGGAAGGAAGCACCAGCTGTGAGCAGTTTTTCTGCGTTTCAGGGTTGTAATAGGTTTTTTTGAACGCCACACCCACCACCGGCAGCACTACCAGCAGCTTATCCATCTCCTCTTCCCAGTCGTCCATGCCATAAAGTATCTGCCACGACATGTGCTGAGCGATTTTGGTGGCCTTCTCGGTCTTTTGACCATCAGGATCACGTCCAACTACCTTAGCGTTGACCAACTTGCCGTCAGAAGGTACCAGCGCAGGGTAGGCGCGAGCACCAAACTGCATGGCAGCTGTGGAAATGAGGGGATACTTGACGTTGGACGAGTTGGGCCAAGGGTAGGAACGGCTCTTTGCCACTTGGAGGGCCATTTCCGTCCAAGCCGCACACTGCACTTCCCAGTCTTTGCGACTTTCCTTGTCCAGCGAGTAGCCCTTATGGACGAATTCCCCAATGGTGTTCAGGGTTTCTTCGTCAAGGTCTTTCGCTAGGTTGGTGCTACCCAGCACCTTATCAATGTCGATGTCCATTAGTATCCTGTTGTGGAGTTGCGGCCAAGGTCAAACCAGCCACCATGCATAAGCTCGTCGGCATATTGCTCTTCTTCCAACTCCATTGGGGTGGAAGCTTGTGCCATGAGGTCAATTGTGAGGCCCAACCAAGCTAGTGCGTCCACTTGGTCATCGTGGCGACTCTTGGGAAACTGTATCATCTCTTGTTCCAAGTCGCTGTACCAGTCAGCGTCCTTGTCAAAGCGCACACCGCCTGCCTTAAGGCGGGCTTGGAAGGAACGTGCCCGCGTTTCTTTGTCCTTGGTGGGGTTCATGGTGTTGACAGGGAAAAACACCCCTCTACGCTGCATTTCACTGGTCAGCACAGGGCCAATGCTCTTCTCAATCATGGACCCTTCAATGGTGACCATTTCAGGGTTGTAGCGCTTAGCCAGTGCGAACAAGTTATCAATGATGGCTAGGGCGTCACAGCGTTCCCTCACCACGTCCACAATGTGCAGCGTCTCTTTCTCATCCATAGCGCCTACGGCGAACACAGTGTAGTCACTACGGGCCTTCTCAGAGATGGCAAGGTCGACGCCGATGTAGTGGCGCTTGTTGGTGCCCTTGTCACTGTCCCGCATTGGCAGCAAGTCTTGCTTACGAAAATAAGCGTAACTCTCGTCGATGGGGTAGTTCAAATATTCTTGGGCGTAGCCCTCGGGGTTGCCGATGTCCACATACCCTTGCCTAATGGTGAGCAGGCGACTCTTGCTAAACTTGCCGGGCCACAAGATGTGGCTGAAGTCCTCGTCATGCGCACGGTAGCGCACGGCATACCAGCTGTGCTTGCGCTTGGCAAAGTTGTAGTAGGAGCGCAGCGGTTCCTTGACTACTTGCCCCGATTCAAGAAGCTTCCTATCCCAATCTTTAGGCATAAGACGCTCAAGAAGACTATCAAGGTGAAGAATAGTGCCCACCACACGAACAATGCCACGGTCGCTACGAGCAGGTAGCAGAGCGTTATAGAACCATTTGCGAAACTTCTCGCGGCGCTCTTGATTGAGCACCACCTCATCGTTTTCCAGGTCATCGCAGATAATCAGGTCTGGACGCATGCCGTCCCACTTCAAACCCCGCATCTTCTGCTCAGCGCCCTTGGCTGTGATGCGGAAACGGTAGCCATCTTTCAGGCGTACGATAAGATCGTTTTCAGCATCCTTCTCGATGCGCTCAACGCCAAACAAGGCGATGAGGTCTTCATTGGCAATGAGTTCCTTCTTCATATCTTGGAGGAACAACACAGCCTGCTCGTAGGTGTCACTCACCACAATTACATATTTCCTCTCTTTGAAGAGGCAAGCTGCCAAGGTGTAGCAGTGGGTGATGGTGGTGGACTTGGCGTGTCCCCGAGGGGCGCAAATGGCTACCAAAGGATGGTCGCTGACACAGGTTTCCCACCACTCGCGGTGGCATGAGGGAGTTTCCTTGTAGTCATCGAAGTTCTTTGACAGCACTAGTTGGGCAAAGCCCTCCAGCACATCAGCTGTAAGCCGTTTAACTGGCGGCATAAGCTTCCATCAAATTGAAAGAGAGGTTCTGTACTGCGTAGGCTTCCATTTCTGGCGAGGGTTGTGTTTCTCCCAAGTCTTCCTTGATATATTGCCACATGTGTACAGCCTCATGCACAAGAAGTGCGTGAATTGCATGCACGCTATGTTTACAGGGTTTTCTAATACAGACTATCAAGAGAGTTTTATTTTTCCACTGTATGCGGTGCGTAGAGGCGTTTGCGCCTTCCCCTATCCAGTTTGGAGCATCCTTTACTTTATGCGCTTTGCATACCTTTTTCCACTGTTTTTCAGTGGTGCAAAGCCCCAAATATGCACTACTGAAAAGTAGGCCCCTATCTAGCCATTTAGCCGCCATCAACCACCTCTGCATCTATCACTTCACCTTCCACTACGCGCTTCTGCTTGGTCTTGTTGGTGACAAACTCTGCAAACTTCTCAGCCAGCTTCTCCAAGTGGGCGTCACTCGTTTGGGCAGCGTGTATTTTGGTCGCTTCGCCTCGGATGAGCTGCCTCTTGTCGAACACTGTACCTGTCACAATGGCTAGGTCCCGCCCTGACATGGGCATTGCCACAGCCTTCCCCTGCTTGATGTCGTACACATAATCACCCTCTTCAATGCGCTCCATGATTTTGTCTAGAGCTTTGTCAATGACTTTGGTGATTTTGCCGTCCATCATCTCATTGTGTTCACGCCTAACTTGAGCCAAATAGCGTGCCCACCAATCCTCTTGGGTCCAGCTCTTCACGGTGTTGACCGGCACCTTCGCCAGTTTAGCCACTTGCGTGACGCTGCCCACAGCGGCATAGAGGGTTGCCGCCTCAAACTTCTTATCCTCACTGTACCAACCATGCCTCTTCTTATGACGCGGGGCTTTACCCCTTTCGCCCCGCTGACCCTGTATTACTATGGCTTTTTCAACACCGTCTTTAGGATCAGTAACAACCAAACCCGTAACAAGTTCGGGTTTAAGTTGACCAGATTCTACCATTGTTTTAACCTTACTAGTTTTTACTAAAGCCATTTATAATGTATTTATATATATATATATAGTAGTAGTAGTTATTATATTATATATAGCTTTCAGCTGTATTCCTCAATATAGGGAGCGGTGGGAGGGACGAACCTTCCGCCCAAACTAAACAAGTATAGCTTCTGACACCAAATAATGAGAAAAGTTCCCAATAACGTTTTGCCAGCTCTCTAACGCGTTTGTTTTTCTAGCGCCGTTACATTGCGGGTTAATACACTCCTTTTCCCCCCCCCCTACCCCCTCTAAAATAAAAAGAGTGCCCATCTTCAGCGAAAAAACATCATCTTCTGTGATCTTCTGCGAATATGTTGTTATCTCCCTGCTACGCGCAGGGTTATTATGGCAGGGTTAGGGCAGGTTGGCGTAAACGCAACTCTGTTGCATCAAGCACTTATCATCCCCCCATTGTTGAGAATAACTCCCATTAACACCCCACGGGCGCGCTCTTAAGTGCATGAGAATGATTCTCATTACTAGTGATTGCTTACTCCGCAATAGGGTGCTAGAATGGTTCCACGTTGTAGATAGTCCTCGTAAGGGTACGAAATGGAGTCTAGGCATTGTGTCCTGGTCCTATCGCTAAGTATGGGGGGGCAATCCCTCACTCGCCCAAGCCTATGCTACTATTGACAACGTGCTAGATTTGCGGTAAGATGCATACACGTTGGCTGCATGATTGCGGGTGTTCTTAGGAATTCCCAAAGATGCGGCAGGCAAACACCCGGAGCGCAGTCTCCGGTCTTGACAGAGTAGCCGAATAAGAGTAAGATGGTTTCACCCTGTGGGCTAAAGTGCTAGCAGGCAAACTGCAAGGCTACCATAAGTCCTTGCTAGAGTTACCGGACTTGACAGAAAACCGGGCGCTGCTGTACAATTTGAGCACTGACTACCCTGACTCATACGGGCCGCTTGGCAGGTGGCCGCTAGGGTACAAAAATAACGCAGCAATGCGTTAGCGTGGGGTAACCTGAATAGCTGATAAAATCAGCGCTATAAATAGGGTTGCTAGATGGGTTTAGGCGCTAGGTAGCTAACCCGCAGACTATCGCGGCAGATGCGAACGGCTTAGACAAAGTGTGCTAGTGCGCACCCCCACGCCTCGACAAATATGCACTGTATGGCTGGCAGGCGATAGCTTGGGCATGGGAGTTACGTCCCTAAACTCAACCTAGAGAATCACAGGATAAAACCGACTAGGGGGCGAAAGGCTAGGCTAACCATATCCCTAACGACAATTCTAGGGCAAAAGCTAAGGCTCACGCCTTGAAAAAGTGTGAGCCGTAGATTAAGGACGTTCTTAAGAGCGTGTTTAATCTACGGTTACTAATGGAGAGCAAAATGCTCCGCGTCTATCGCAAGATGGAAGATGTTGCCAATGCCAAGCGCACCAATGGTGCCTTCTCCCGCAAGAAAGGCCGCATCCTGCGCCATGAAAACACTGTGACGCATGGCGAAGTCATTGCCGTGTCTGTCAACCCGCAACAGATGGAACCAATCGGGTTCAGCTGGAACAACAAGCGCACGTTGCGCGCCATTCCGGGCGGCGCAATGGTGCCGGACAAATATTTGAAAGAGGTGCGGTAATGTACTACACCCTGCAAGACTTCAAGGTTCTTATTGATGCGCTGTTGGACGAGCACCCCGAAGACCGTGACGCGCTGTTTGCCCTCGATGACAGGCGCGCCTTTGGCGGAGAAACGCACGGATATAGCGTTGACCGTACCGGCGGCTTGGTGCGCATCACGCTGCTCTAGAGCAGCGCTTTCTTAAGAACATGCCGCTAAGGTTCAGGCGGCAGGGAGTCAGGGCGAGAGCCACTTATTGAACCCAAACAAATGGAGAGTGTCATGTCAGGTAGCAAAAGCAATTTCGAAATGCTGGTGGCCGAAGCCAAGCTGGAGCAGAAAAAGGGTGTCAACGTCTGGACGCACATGGTGCGCTTCGCGTCCTTCGATGTGGCCCCGCTGAACGAAGAGGGCTTGAAGGCCGCGTTCAAGGTGCAGGAACAGAAGTACAAAGAGCAGGGCGTGAACCTGCCCGAGCTGGGCAGCTACCGCTCCAGCAAGAGCGTGGTCGTGACCGCCGTCAAGCTGGGCATCGCCATCATGGTGGGTGACAAGGTGCGCGGCAAAACCGAAGTCGAGAAGGACATCAAGGCGCTCAAGGAAAAGGAACAGCCCATCGACACCATCAAGCGTGCGTTCACCCTGATTGGCAAGAAAATCGGGGAGTGCAACAGCGTCGAAGAGGCTAACACCATCTACATGCTGGCGAAGGATGCGTTCGCGCAGGCTGAGGCGTTCGCTGCGTCGCAGCACGGCATGCTCAAGGCGGCGTAACTTCCTCACCCACAAGGGATTAGCAATAGTCCCTTGTAATGAGAGAGTTATTCTTAAGAACAACGGAGGATGCGATGCGCACGAGTAGGCTGGGCTACATCCCGTTCAATAACGCGGATCGCTTCGACGACGAGAAGATATGCGCCGCGTTTGCGGCGCACGCTCTGCGCGTTGCGGACATTAGTTCGTGGGAGGCCACACAGAATCGCACGCGGACGGACTTGCGCATGTGGGTGTGGGTACTAGCGCATGACGGCTCTCTCTGGCTGTTGGATCAGTCTCACGGAGGCGGCGGTCGCTTCGAGCTGCACAGCAGATAAGTCTCATGAGTTATTCTTAAGAACAACGGAGGATGCGATGCGCAAGAATGTGCTTGGCCCCTACTACCAAGTGGCAAACGAAACCATCCTGCATGGCGTGTACATGGCACACTCCACTTCGCACAACGTGGCCCCCATGCTCGCAGTGCAGGACGACTACGGCAGCATGCGCCTAGTCAAGCCTGAGCGCGCGTCTGTGTACTACCAGAACGCGCACCACTAAACATTTACTACTATCAGGAGATGAAGCGCTGAACACCAGCCACCAGTCCAACCTGATCCGCAAAGACCCTGCATTCTACGCGCCGAAGTTCCCCGGCGTTCCTGATAACCTTCCTTATGTGTGGCCCAAATGACAACCAAAGACAAAATGCACTATTGGGAGAACGAGTGCTCGATTCTTAAGAACGTTCTCGTCAGGGTGGCAATTAACGAACACATCGACGCCATCTGGCTGTGCTAACGTGGCAACGCGCCGTGCAGTAGCCACACCTGCCAAGCAGCCAAAATGGACGCGCAAGAACTACGAGGACACTGCTAAAAAACTTGTGGGCGAACTTCGAGAAAGCAAGCTGACGCCCCTAGATGTTGGTGTGCTGGTAGCCAACTATTGCAAGATGTACGCCGCAGACAATCCGCGCTTCAATCAAGACAAATTCATTAAGGCTTGCACAAGGATATGATATCACTCTGGAGACACAAGAGATTTCCGGATGTTGTGTACGCACTCATTCCGACGCAAGCAGGCTCTGACTTCATCGCACCTGTGCTCATCTGCATAGGTGAAGAGCACGCTGTGTGTTCGTGTCACGAAACCTTTACGCAACAAGTCTCGTCAGGCGCTCACCCTGACTGGTCACTCATCACGACGATAGATTTTTGGATGCTGCAACCTGCTATCAAATCCATAGTAGGAGCGTGCGCACAACATGATTGAAATTTGGAAGCACGAGAACCATCCCCAAATAGCGTACTTCTTTGTGCGACCGTTGGGCGCTGTCGCTGACAAAATGCGCCCCATTCTGTTTGCGATGGGCAAGCGCGAGGGCGTGTTCGCTTGCAGCATGCAGTCTGCTCTTGAGGTTGAGAGCTTCAGTAGGGATGGGTGCGGGCTTGGTTGGGAAAGGGTGGCTACTGTGACAAATGAGCAGCTAGCCGATAACATTAACTCCATAGTGGACATATGTACACAGTCAAACAACACTTAAGCAAGGAATGGTTTAGGGCGCTGTTGTTCCTTGCAGTGACCACACTCGTCCTCAGCGACGTGTTCTTAGGAACAGTCACTGGCTGGGTTGTGCTCGGTGGCGCGGTGTCAGGCGCGCTACTGATACAGCTCTACTACACCTATCTCCTTCAGGTTACCTATCACGCAGCCGCTCACTTTCTCAACGAACTGGAGAGTAAAAATGTCCGGAAAAAATCAGAAGTTTGACCGCAACCGCAAGCGCTCCCCGTCGATGGCGCGCTACAGGGCAGAAGATCGGGCGAAGATCAACAAAATCAAGAAGATGCGCAAGCATGTTAAGGCGCATCCGAACGATCAGCGCAACGATAGCCTGCTCAAGGCAGGCGGTGGCACGATCATCCAATTCCCTACGCACAAGGTTGAGGACAACCGTGGCAAGGTGCACACCCACGAGGTGACCGACGATTTGCGCAAAGCGGCCGTTACCTACGAGGTGAAAAGTGCAGGCACTACTATCAGCGTCAGTGCCCACTACTCCGAGGTGTTCAAGGTGTACAACGAGAGTCGGTCGGAGTGCATCCTGTACGAGATGAAGAACGGCCAGAAAACGATTCTTAAGAACAAGAAGGCCGTGATCCCCAAGGGCTTCGAGGGCGACATGCGCAAGCTCCTCAAGAGCGCGTAACTCATGGTCTTGCAGTGTGGTACATGCGCGCACTGGCGCGTGTTCAGGAACGCCCGCGAAGCTCAGCTTGGACTTTGTGTGTTACTTTCGGGGCCGGGACAGCCTGAGTCGATCAACGCCGACAATTGCCGCAAACACCCCCACAAAGCGCAGGCTGAAGAGCGCTTCAAGACTAGACCCGACTTCCTGTGCAATGAATACCAGCCAAAGTGAAGTGGTGCTGAGTGACAGCGCACAGCGCTATTTAATGCAACATTGCGCTACGCCGCTGCCCCATGGGTTCTTGGTGCACACTATGCGCAACGGTGAAGTGGTGCCTTTGCACAGTTACAAGCTGTTTGACGGCACAATTGTGCACGAGTGCGGAGTGACTGACGAAGGCGAGTGCGTGTTCGCTGAGTTGTGTGACGAAAGCATGAACAATATTCCAGAAGGACGCTGGTGATGCGCAAGATTATTGAGCTGTCTGACCCGGTAGAAGGCGCTACGCACTGTCTCCTACTCAACAAAGAGGAATTGGAGCTGCTTGCTACGATGCTCGCTCACACTGCATCAGACGAGCCACACATCCAGACCCTAATCAGGCGGCTGTGGAGAACGGAGAACGCTGGCTTGGAGAAGGTCTACAACTACGACAAACCTAAATACAGCTTCAAGGGCGAGCCTGCTCTGCGCCTCTACACCGTGACACATGGCTAAGACCTTCGAGCTTGACATTCCCATCGAAGGTCACACTCACTGCCTGTTGCTGACGCGTGATGAGATAGACTATATTGCGTTCGTTGTGGGGCAGAGCAGTGCGTATACGCTGGGCGAAATGCCTCACACTCTCTGGAAAACTGGAAATCTCGCGCAGTTCAAACCTTACAAGTACAAGTGGCGCAGCGATGTCATCCCCGTAGTTATTTCTGAATAGGAAAATCATGTATATTAAAAGCGTATCAGAAGTTTCAAAAGATGTGTTCCTCGGTGTGCGCGGCTGGGATCAGTGGGCGCGCTACGAGTACGTCAATGGCAAGTGGACGCGCACCAAAGGTGTTGTGCGTCCCGACGCTGCAACCGAAAAGCGCATCATCGAGCGCATCGAAAGCTATGGTCAGCGTCGTCCCCGTCAGCATTGAGGATGAGGAGCACCTTGCGCTTGTGCTCACCACGGAGCAAGCTAAGTCACTGCTGTACATTCTAAACGGCAGCCGCAAGCTGTGGCGTAAAGACCTCAGCGTAACCGACCAAAATGACGTAGAGAGCATTGAAGAGCACTCCCACGAAACATGGCACGTTCTCGCTAACAAATTGGTTGTGGATTTTGAGCACGTAAACGCTCTGATGAGGGACTAATGAACATCTCAGGAAAAGGCAATTGCACAGTGGATGCAGGCACGTCGAAGTCTGGCGTCCTGTGCCGCATCCGCTACAACAAGGGGTGGTGGCGTTGGACTACTATCATCGCTGACCCCATCACGTTCCTCATCGTGGCTGAACTCGTCTGCCGCCACGTTCTTAAGAATAGCCCCGGCGACGGGCCTCTGTCTGCTGAAGTACCTGCGTTCAAGTGGGACGGCAAGATTGGCACCAACGACATCTCGCTAGACATTCCCGACTACGTGCTGCCCAATCTCAGCCCGCTGCTGGCTGACGCAGGCAAACGCATTACGGACTTGCTGCGGGAAGCTGCTGAAGTGAAGGCCGCACGAGATGGCGAGGACGAGGGCACCTCCATGTTCAGCGCCTACCTCAAAGCACGCTGTCAAGTGTTCCCTGACGCTGAACGGCACCCTGACCACACTACGGTGCAATAGCAAAGGATAACAATGCTCACAAATCAATACGAGGTTGAGAAGTACATCAAGGTTACGGCAGACCGTGCCAACCTGAAGGTCGTTTGGAACGACGAGGGCATTGCTGCCACTGACGGCAAAACTGTGTGGCTGCCCAAAATCAACGGCGACACCACGCAAGAACAGGCTGACGCCATGATTAGCCTTGTTGCGCACGAGGCTACGCACGTTCTGCACAGCGACTTCGCCCTGCTGCGCGACAAACAGCTCACCCCCGATACCTCGTTCTTGGGTGCAGTGCTCAACGCCATTGAAGATGACGGTGTAGACGCCATCAACGCCTCGCAGTTTGCCGGTGATCGCATGGTGCGCAACGACCACGTTTCCCGCCTTGTGGAGGGCATTGCTGCCAACCTTGACGCCGCGGTTCTTAAGAACGCTGGCAAGCCTCTCAACAGCGAAGCGCAGAAGATGATTTCCAACTTGGTGTTCAGCGTTGACGGACGCTCTGACATCTACCCGTCCCTATCCGGCGTTGTTCGTGGCTTGGAAAAGCACCTCGACGAAGAGGGTAAGGGCTACGTCAAGAAACTCATCGACGGCAACTACGCCGCAGAAGTGCGCAAGCTGCGCGCTGACCACTCCACCAAACGCACCGAGGGTGCCTACAAGCTGGCGCGCCGCATCATCGAAGAGGTGTACAACCTCGACGCTGACGAGGAGGAGCAGAAAGCTAAGGCTGCCGCTCAAGCTAAAGCCGACGCTAAGGGTGAAGGTGCTGGTGAGGGCAAGAAGGGTGAGAAAGGCAAGGGCAAAGGTAAGGGTGCGGGTAAGGACGGCAAAGACCCTAACAAAGCCTTGTTTGGTGAGCTTGGCAAGCCTGACGGTGATGGTGAGATGCGCACCGAAGATGCGCAGGCCATCTACAAGTTCTTTACTGAGGACACTCACGAGGAATTCATCGAGCAGACTGTCAAGGGTGCGAACCTCCACATCACGTACAACAATGACCGCGCCACTGACGCAGGCAGCTACTCCCCTACGCCCCTGAACGACACCATCATCATCAACTACCCTACTGGCAAGACCAACTACCCTCGCATATCCGCTGACGCAAACGGTGCGCGCTCAGGGTACGCTGACATTGCTACCGAGACTGACGGCTTTGCCAACAAGGTGCGACGCCTTGTGCAGATCAGGGCGCGTGATCGCATGCAATATGGCACCAAGAAAGGTCGCCTCCATGCTGGCGCAGCCTACCGCGTCGTTCTTAAGAATGCTCCGGGCTTCAACGAAAAGGTGTTCAAGAAGCCCATCGTATCCGAAACGCTTGACAGTGCGGTTATGGTGCTGGGAGACATCTCTGGCAGCATGAGTGGTTCGAAGATGGAGCACCAGATCAGCGCATTCTTGCAGCTTAACCAAGCTATTGGCAATGCGTTGCACATACCTGTTGCAATGGTGGGCTTCACTGAGCACTCTGCCCGCAACGCCATGTTCATCTGGCGGCGCTTTGAGGATAACACCCTGAGCAACGAAAAGCTCAAGAAGCGCATGTTACACTCTGCGCAGTATATGTCGCAGAACTGCGATGGTGACTCTATCTTGTACGGCTACACCATGCTCAAGCAGCGCAAAGAGAAGCGCAAGATACTACTTGTGCTGTCTGACGGCTCCCCCGCCTCTAGCAAGCGTGGTGATGTGGACGCCTACACCGCACAGCTCATCGCCCAACTTGAGCGTGACCGCAGCGTTGACATCTACGCCATTGGCATCCTCGACGACAACGTTAAGAGGTTGTATAAAAACCACCGTGTTATCGGTAGTGCAACTGAACTTGAAAGTGCTTTGCTTTCTATCATTGAGCGTAAGCTCGTTTAACAGGAGAAGTGTATGACTAGCGATGAAATCGCAAAGAAAGTCACTGAGGATATCGAGCGCCAGCTCAAGGCCAACCGTGGCGAGGCAGAGGTAAAACCCGAGCCGAAGGATGAACCCATCAAGGTGGCCCCTGTGGTCATCAAGGCGGGCCAGAAGAGCATCCTCGATGTGCTGGGTAGCAAGTCCGCTACTATCAGGGATTTTGCGGTCACTGTGTTCAAGCCGTCGGACTGGCACCCTGCGGTGCGTGCTTTCGTTCCCGAGGTTGACCCTGAGTATGTGGTGCAAGAGAGTGAGGCGGCTATCATTCTAGAGGCGTGGGAGAACGGCGAGAAGTCCCTCATCACTGGCCCTACGGGATCAGGCAAAAGCTCCCTCATCAAGCACTTGTGCGCCCTGACTCACCGTCCGTTCATTCGCATCAACATGAACGGCGACATTGAATCGTCGGCGCTCTTCGGCCAAATCGTCGTCGAAGATGGTGCTACCATCTGGAAAGATGGCGCTGTTACGGAAGGCACTGCGCACGGCGCTGTGATCCTCATCGACGAATGGGAACTCATGCCCCCTGAAATCGGCATGTCTATGCAGTGCTTGCTGGAAGATCGTGGCTTCCTGTTTCTCAAGGAAAAGCCCGGTTCATCCGAGGACAAGATGATCCGTCCACACAAGGACACCCGCCTCGTGTACGCTGGCAACACTGTGGGTCAGGGTGATGAGAACGGCAGCTTCGCTGGTGTGGCTGTGCAGAACACTGCCACCATCGACCGCTTCCAGACCACTGTGGTGCTGGACTACCTCACCAAAGAGCACGAGACGAACGTTCTTAAGAGCACTGTGGCTGGCCTGCCTGACGGTCAGATTCGCAAGATGCTTCAATATGCCGACTTGGTGCGCACTGCCAACCGTCAGGGTAACATGGCTCTCACCATGTCCCCTCGCACCCTCATCAACTGGGGGCGCAAGATGGTTCGCATGGCGGACAACAAGGTGGCACTGACCATCGCATTCTGGAACAAGCTGTCCTCCAGCGACAAAAAGCTGGCAATGGACATCTACACGAAAGTGTTTGGTCGGTAGTAAGGTTTGGGGCGTAGCATAACGTAATGCCCGACAACGCGAACAGGACAGTGGCGTAGTAAAGCTCAGAGCGCCTAAGTAGCTTAAGATCGTATGCTGGTCTGAATCCCAGCCGTCCCAATTGTTTCGGTGCGTCAGGTAGCTCAGTAGGCAGAGCGTCGGGTTTGTAATCCGAAGGTCGTTGGTTCGAGTCCAACCCTGCGCAATTTAGGAGTAGATATGCAAGTTGCAGTTGAGAGCGCAACAGGGGTAGTGCTGAACTGGATGGTGGCGCAGTGTGAGGGTTTTCCATCCACTATTTGGCACTCTGTTCCGATGCCCGAGGACTACACATGCCACTGCGGGCTGTACGTCCACCCAGCCCATCGCAATTGGAAAGCAATTCACATCGAAGATTGCCCCGAGCAATACAGATACTCGACCGACTGGGCGCAGGGTGGGCCGATCATCGACCGGGAGATCCACAACCTGTTTAAGTGGAACCAGATCGAACCTGGCCCGGAAATCTGGTGCGCGGTTCACAACCACAAGACACCCGAGGGAATCTACGCCCTGCAAATGGACGGCCCGACCATGCTCATCGCCGCCATGCGCTGCTACGTGCTAGCTAAGCTAGGGCCACTGGTGGAGGTTCCTGATGAACTTTGTTAGACTTGGTAGGTGTATTCTTAAGAACGCGTTTCAGTTCATCGTATTACTTATGTGTATGATATTGATAATGGCAGTGTTTGATTGGCTACAACTAAGTGTCCTGTGGTTAATCCCCATAGGCATTGTTGTATTTGCAGTGCATGACTATTTTACGGAGATACCAAGTGAAACTGAACAGACAACAACTTGACGCCGCAGGGCGTATGTTTGACGCATCCTGCGCACCAGCTATTAAAGCCCGCGAACAAGAGGCTGAAGAACTGCACGCTACTGGCGTGAAGCATTATATGCGGGTGCTAGCTTACGAAAAGAAACACCTCACACCGCGCGGCTTAGCGCAGTGCGCTAGAAACCTTGCGAACTGTGACAAGCGCTACTCGCGTGAGGACAACTACTACAACACTATGCGCACCCTCAAAACCGAATTCCTCGACACCCTGATCCTTGCCGACGAATCGGCTGACATCAAGGCTGTCATGGCTACGTTCGTTGCGAGGCTCAAATGAAGCGCGCCATACTCCACTTCCGCCGTCACAACGGCAAGACCGGCGCTCTTAAGAACAACGGTGGCCTGACGGTGGCTGTTGCCAAGTACCCCGAAGGTTACGTTATCAGCGCCGCTAGCTGCTCCGACAGCGACATGTACAACAAGAGGGTTGGTCGCCTCATCGCCACTGGTAGGCTGGACTGCCCCCGCATCCGGCACTCTACCTTCGACAAGGACACCGTAGTTGCCATCCTGCATCGCTACACCAAGCGCTTCCGCGAGGAGTACACTCCTGAATTCTTCCAGCGCTTGCTGGGGAACATGGATGACGCTACGCAATAGCGAACTTATCGTCGCATCTCTTGTCTTAGGACTGCTGTGGCAAAGCATCCACTACTATCAGATGCGTGAGACTGCTGTGCACTGGGCTACAGTGGTGACCAAGTGCGCCACCTATGGTAGTGTGCAGCTTGAATATGATCTGCACCTCCATTGTCAACTTAAGGATATCCAAAGATGATTGATTTGGACGAACTGGAACGGCTGTACCAAGAGACGACGCAAGGCGAATGGGGGTGCTTTGACCCCGTGAATAATCACGTTGTAACGACCGACCTTGTAGATGGGATGTATGGCTACCCCTCTGCTGAAATGGTCGGCACACCTGACTACGACTTTACCATTGCCGTGAAAAACGCTTTCCCCGCCCTTCTCGCGCTGGCGAGGGATGGGGAGCGGTATCGAGAGCGGTTCAGCACATCAGAAACGGGCGGATTGCTGGTAGCGGAAAACGCCGCCATAGACGCCGCCCGTAAAGGAGAGCACAATGGAAATTCCTAGCTACATGCACGGCAGGGTAAACGAAATCCTGAACATACCAGAGCAAAAGACGAAGATATGAAAGATACAGATTGGCACGGTGTGCGTGGAGTTAAT